GATGCCCTGGCGATCCTGCACTGGGCCATGGCAACTCAGGAGGTGTGACATGAAGATCCCGACACCTCAGTACCGCAGCCCATTGGGCCGGCTCGTGCAAGAGCCCCGACAAGATCCTGAAGAGATCAAACGCGAGGGATGGCTGAACCAGCACATCCTCGTCATTTCGCCTGAGGACGCGCGACTCGATTGGTCCGAGCGTGAGCTGCTGCGCCGCATCGGCAACCGCCTGTATGGGGGCAAGGAGCGTCGCCATGGTTGAATGGAACATCGATGAATTGGCAAATCGCTTCATCGACGCCGCACGCACTGCGCATCGACTGCCGCCTGTCCGGGTGCAAGGGCATTTCAATGTCTGGCCGACGATCGTGCGCACGGAGTTTGAACGCATGGCCTGCGACGATCCCGCGCCCGTCCGCTTTCCGCCGACTCCCGCCGATGTCGAGCGAATGCTGGAGGTCATGCAGTGGGTGCAATGCCTGGATGTGGAGCAACGACACCTCGTGTGGATGCGGGCGGAGCGCTATCGCTGGTCGGAGATTGCCAAGCACTTCGGTTGTGCATCGCGCACGGCTCAACGGCGATGGGACATGGCCATGCATCTCGTGGCATTCCATCTGGCTGCGGAAAATTGAGTGAAATCGCTGGAGGCTGCCAAGGAGCGCCAGCCATTGCTAACGATTGATGTGGTTGCACGCTTTTCGGGGTGTCGCGTTTCGCGTCGTTTGCGAGTAAATTTTGTCTATGGTTGCGAGAGCTGTGTCTCGCATCGAATCGACATATGGCCCGCTTGGAGCATCGCTCTTGGCGGGCTTTTTCATTCCGGATACACATGAGCGCACTGCAGATTCATTACCGACCGATCGACACGCTGATTCCTTACGCACGCAATGCCAAGCAGCACTCGGATGCGCAGGTTGCGCAAATCGCCGCCAGCATCCGCGAGTTCGGCTGGGGGGCGCCGATCCTGGTCGATGGGCAAAACAACGTGGTCGCCGGCCATGGTCGTTTGCTGGCAGCCAGAAAACTCGGCTTGCCAGAAGTGCCGGTGGTACCGCTGGAGCATTTGACCGACACCCAGCGCCGGGCATTGATCCTGGCCGACAACAAGATCGGCGAGAACGCCTCCTGGGAAAACGAACTGCTCGGCATCGAATTGACCGAGTTGCAGGAGGCTGGCTTCGATCTTGGTCTGACCGGCTTTACACCGGATGAATGGGATGCGTTGATCGCCGGCGAGGAAGCAACCAAGGGCGGCCTCACCGATGATGACGCGGTGCCTGAAGTGCAGGAGACAGCGGTATCGCAAACTGGCGATGTGTGGCTGATGGGCGAGCACAAGCTGCTGTGCGGCGACGCCACCAAGGCCGACGACTACAAAGCACTGCTCGGTGATGAGCTGATCGATATGACCTTCACAGATCCACCCTACAACGTGAACTACGCCAACACGGCCAAGGACAAGATGCGCGGCAAGAATCGTCCAATCTTGAATGACAACCTGGGTGATGGCTTCGGATCATTCCTGGTTGCCGCCTGCCAGAACATCCTGACCGTGACCAAGGGCGCGGTCTACATCGCCATGAGTTCATCCGAACTCGACACCCTGCAATCGGCCTTCCGTACCGCCGGTGGCCGCTGGTCGACCTTCATCATCTGGGCCAAGAATACCTTCACCCTCGGGCGTGCCGACTATCAGCGCCAGTACGAGCCGATCCTGTATGGCTGGCGTGAGGGTGCCGACCATTTCTGGTGCGGCGCCCGTGACCAGGGTGACGTCTGGCAGATCAAGAAGCCACAGAAGAATGATCTGCATCCGACCATGAAGCCGGTGGAGTTGGTCGACCGTGCGGTACGCAACAGCAGTAAGACACGCGACATCGTGCTCGACCCATTCGGTGGGTCGGGCACCACGCTCATCGCCTGCGAGAAATCCGGGCGACGGGCACGCATCATCGAACTTGATCCCAAGTACGTGGACGTGATCGTCAAGCGCTGGCAAGACTTCACTGGCCAGGAAGCCCAACGCGCGAGTGATGGCGCGAAGTTCGGCCGACTGGCCGATGTGGATCAGCTGGCGATCCGGTAGACGCGCTCGGTACCGGCGTCCTTGGTGGACGTGATGTCCAGTCCGAGTTTTTTCTTGAAGGCGCCTGCAAAGGTGCCGCGCACCGTGTGCTGTTGCCAACCGGTGGCGTCGCAGATCTGAGAAATCGTTGCCCCTTCCGGGCGTTTGAGCATTGCGATTACCTGCGCCTGCTTCGAGTTGTCGCGTGTCCGTGGCTTCGCTGCCTGCCAAGTCTCCTCGGCACTGGCTACTGCGGCTTCGAGTTCGGCGTCGGCAACGACTGGTTTGGGGCGAGGTATGCCGAGGGCATCGTAGCCCTCCGCTGCGGCAAAGTAGTCAGTGCCATCGCTGGTGATGAGGGCGCGATTAAGCAGCCCCTCGATGACCTTCTTGCGCGCGCCACCTTTGATGTTGTCGGGGAACCAGTCCAGTTTGCCGCTGGCGACTTCAACCGCGTGGTGTAGGACGGCTTGCTGCGTTGGTGTGAGTGTCATGGTCATGATTTTCTCCTGGTTCATTGAGCGATGGTCAGTATCTCGTCGAGCAATGCCTCGATGCGCACGAGGTCACCAACGTGGCCCCAGTGGACGCTGTCCGGATTGGTGTTGAACACGCCGCCGGTCAGCGCTTGCAATCGTTCGAGTTTCTCGGCAATGGCACTGTGGCGTGCGAGATAGGCGTCGAGGACGGTTTCTGGTTGGGCTGGGGTGGTCATGCGGTACTCCTTGGACGTGGTGGACGACACCCCCATGAACGCTTCATTCAAGCAGAAAGCCAAGTGGAAGTTGATGCGGTTTGCGAACCGTTGCGAATCGCTTGAACAAAAGGCTGATATGCCCCGCTCTGCCCCGACACCATGCCGACACCCCGGTTGCAGCGTGGTGCTGGCCAAGCCTGGCTACTGCGACAAGCACCGTGGCGCGGTGCACCGTGACTACGGTCGTGCACGGCGTGGCTTCGATACCGAGCGCGGCTTCTATCAGTCGGCCGCCTGGCGTGCCGTGCGTGCGGCGTTCCTGCGTGAGCACCCGGTGTGCGTGCGTTGTGAGGCGCGTGGGCGCATCATCGCGGCGGTGGTGGCAGACCACGTCCAGCCGTTGAAGGAAGGCGGCGCACGGTTTGACTGGACCAACCTGCAGGCGCTGTGCGTGGCCTGCCACAACCGCAAAACCGCTGGCGAGACGGCCAAGCGGCGCTGACCTACCCTCATAGGGGGATCGAATCTCTACATCGTGCGCGACGCGATGCGTGCGCCAGCACAGATTTTTTCGCGTGCAAATTGAAACAGGGGGGGACTCCCCCAGGACCGAAACGAAAATGGCCGGACGCAAACCTCTCCCCACCACCGTCAAGAAGATCAAGGGTACGCTGCAGAAATGCCGGGTCAACCCGCGCGAGCCGCAGCCCCAAGGGGATCTGGTCGAGCCACCGACGTACATGACGGACGGCGCCAAGGATGCGTGGCGCTATGCAATCGACAGCGCGCCCCAGCATCTGCTGCGTCGCCTCGACATGTCGGTGCTCGAAGTTTGGGCCTGCGCCGCCGATCTGTACCGGAAGGCGCAGTCGGGGCTGGCGAAGACGGGGCTGCTGATCAAAGCGCCCAATACCGGCGTGCCGATGCAGTCGCCGTACCTGGCGATCGCCAACAAACAGGCGCAAATCATGACCAAGGCGGCGACCGAAATGGGCTTCACGCCAGCGTCGCGCTCGCGCATCACGCTGCCCATGGAGGCAGCGGACGATCTGGATCCCTGGTCGGAGATCGCTGGCTGATGGTCACTCGCAGCTACACCACCGTCGCCCGGCAGTATGCGGAAGCGGTCGTGGCGGGAGATATTTCCGCGTGCCGGTGGGTGCGCATGGCCTGCCAACGGCAACTCAATGACCTGGTTAAGTTCAAGGGCAAGGGCAGCACTCTGCGCTTCAACCCGAAACTGACGGACCGGTCTGGCAAGTCGTTCGCACCCGCCGACAACCTGTGTGCCTTCATCGAGCGTCTGCCGCACGTGAAGGGGCCGCTGGCCGGGGAGCCGATTCATCTGGAGCCCTGGCAGGTGTTCATCCTGACCACCGTCTTCGGCTGGGTCAAGACTGATGGCAAGCGCCGGTATCGCCGCGCCTACATCGAGGTCCCACGCGGCAACGCCAAGTCCACCTTGTCCTCCGCGCTGGCGCTGTACATGCTGGCCGCCGATGGCGAAGGCGGCGCTGAAGTCTATTCGCTGGCAACCACCCGGGACCAAGCGCGGATCGTGTTTGGCGATGCGCAGACCATGGCGCGGCAGTCCGCCGGTTTCCGCACTCGCTTCGGTGTGGGCGTTGGTGCGCACAACATGCATGTGATGACCAGCGGCTCCAAGTTCGAGGCGCTGTCGGCCGAGGGTTCGACGCTCGATGGATTGAACATCCACTTCGGCTGCGTCGATGAGTTGCACGCGCACAAAACCCGCACGGTCTACGACGTAGTGGAAACCGGGACCGGCAAGCGCGACAACTCGCTGTTGTGGGTGATCACGACGGCCGGCAGCAACCGGTCCGGCATTTGCTACGAAATCCGAACCTTCGTAACGCGGCTGCTCGATGGCGTGTTCGAGGATGACAGCCAGTTCGGCATCATCTACGGGCTCGATGACGGCGACGACTGGACGCTGGAATCGTCACTGATCAAGGCCAATCCCAACTGGGGCATCTCGGTGCGCCCGGAAGTATTGGCGCCGCTGCAGGCCAAGGCCATGCAGATGCCCAGCGCAGTGAACAACTTCAAGACCAAGCACTTGAATGAGTGGGTCAACGCGGACACCGCGTGGATGGACATGCGGTCCTGGGACCGCTGCGCCGACTCGTCTCTGGACCTGGACACCTACGCGGGCCAGTCCTGCTGGATTGGCCTGGACCTGGCCAGCAAGACCGATATTGCCGCCCTGCTGCTGGTGTTCGCGCATCCCGAGATCGATGGCGGCTTTGCCGTGTTCGGGCGCTATTACCTTCCGGAAGACACTGTGCATGCCAGCGGCAACAGCCAGTACGCAGGCTGGATGGGTAGTGGCCGGCTGACGGTCACGCCCGGCAATGTGATCGATTTCAGCTGGATCGAGGCCGACCTGATCGAGTTTGCCTCGCGTTTTTCGGTGCAGGCGGTGGCCTTTGACCCGTTCCAGGCCACGCAGTTGTCGACCCGGATGCTGGCCGAGGGCCTGCCGATGATCGAAGTGCGCCCGACGGTCCTGAACTTTAGCGAGCCGATGAAAACCCTCGAAGCCCTGGTCTTGCAAGGAAAACTGCTGCACGACGGCTGTCCGGTTCTAGGCTGGATGGCATCCAACGTCGTGGCGCACCTGGACGCAAAGGACAACATCTATCCCCGCAAGGAACGCCCGGAAAACAAGATCGACGGCATCGTGGCGCTGATCATGGGCCTGTCCCGCGCGATTACGCCGGGTACCAACCTGGTCCTCGGCGCGGACTATGAACTGGTGATGCTTTGATGGGGATGTTCAGTTTCCTGTCACGCTGGATGGCATCGAGTGATGACCGGAGCCCATGGGGGGACTTCTGGTTCGAGCCGGTCACGGTGCGCACCTCCACCGGCATGCGCGTGTCGGCCGACAACGCCCTGCGTTTGGCTGCGGTGTACGCCAGCGTGCGCATCCTGGCCGAGACCATGGCGTCGCTACCATTCGTGCTCTACCGGCAGCGCGCCGATGGCGGCAAAGACAGGGTCACGGACCACTGGCTGTACCGCTTGCTGGCCAAACGACCGAACCGATACCAGAACCCCTATGAGTGGCGCGAGATGCCGCAGGGTCACCTGGCACTGCGTGGCAATGCCTACAACCGGATCGTGGCCAACAGTCGCGGCGAGATCCTCGAACTGGTACCGATCCATCCGGACCGGATCAAGATGGAATTGACACCTGCTGGGGA